GATGCGGTCGCCGACGGGCCTCCAGGGCTGGGTGAGGCCGTCGCGGGCGTAGCACTGCAGCTCGGCGCGCGTCGCGTCCCAGTCGTCCGAGACGACGAGCACGACCTGCCGCGAGTCGCGAAGAGGCGAAAGCCCCCCCGTCGCGGGCGATTGTGCGGGCTGCCCGCCCGAACAGCCGGCGAGCGCCGCCAGAAGCCCAGGCCATGCCGTCACACAAACAGACAACGTCAAGCGGCACATAAGTCGAACCATGGCCACACCTGTAGCGGCGCGCACTTCTGCGCGGCCATGTGCGCACTTCTAGGTGTTCCGCGTTTCGTTCTGCCGGCGCGAACGCCGTTCAGAAACGGGCCATTTGGCTGTCGGAGACCGGGGGCGAAAGTTGGTCATAATGAGTTCTCCGGACGTCTTGGGAAGCGCACCCGAAAGGGAGTACTTTATCGATGCCGCCTGGAGGGTCATTCCGGCGTAGAGTTTCCTGACCGTGGGGCAGTCATTGCACGTCACGATCGCCCTGCCGGCAATACCACGAACGGCCGCCGCCAGGCGGGCGTGGTCCGCCTCGCCGAACGTCCCGGCGTAGGGCTGCGTCAGGCCAAGGTACGGCGGATCGACGAAGAAGAGCGTTCCGGGCCGATCGTAGACGCGAATGAGCCTCTCCACGTCCAGACACTCGAAGATCACGCCCTTCAGGCGTTGCATGATCTGATCCGGGGCCGCCTGCATCCATTTGGCGAGGACCTCGGCAGGCTTGTCCATGCGGACGCCGAATGACCGGTCCGTCATCTTCGCTCCGAAGCACACGCGGTTGACATACATGAACCGCTTCGCCCGCTCATATTCGCTCGCGGGCCTGCTGTCCCAGATGTCGTTGTAGAGACGCCTCGAATAGGGCATGCGTCCCAGTTCCCTGACGAGACGCCCGCCGCGCCGCTGCAGCACGCGGTACAGGTTGACCAGCTCGCCGTCGATGTCATTGAGCACCTCGACGCGGCTCGCCTCTTTCGACTTTTCAAAGAACACCCACGCCCCACCGGCGCAGGTCTCCACGTAGCACTCGTGCTCGGGAAGAAGGCCAACAATCCGCTTGGCCAGGCGGTGCTTACCGCCGACCCACCTGAGAGGACTATTCACGTCACTTATTTCACTTGCCCTGACCTTTGACCGATTCATTCTTCGCCAGGGCCTAGCCGGCGATCCTGATCAGAGGATCGCTGGGGCGGGTTAGAGCCTTGACCTTCCCGCTGCCCTGGCTTGAACAACGAAGGGGCCGGCTCGTTTGAAACCGAGCCGGCCCCTTGCTGTTGTAGCTGCTATTGCGCCTTGGCCGCCTCGTTGGCGACGCCGGCCCGCAGGAAACACGTCTGCGTGGCCGCCCAGAGGGCGGCCACGAGGCCTGCGCCCCCGATTTGACCGTCCGCCCATGCGGCGACGGCCGTCAGCGCGCCGATCGCCGCCGTCGTGTACGTCTTCTTTCCCTTCAACCATTCGCGAATCTTCGTCACGATCTTCGTCCTTTCCGCCAGTTCGAAGGCCTGGCCTGCCCACCGAATCTGTTCATCTACCGTCAGCGCACGAAACATCGCCCACGCGATGGCGGAGTTAAAGACCCACCAGGGCGAGGACGACCGGGAGCATCGCGGCGCACACCGCCTCCGCGATCTTGTTGCACATCGCGATCCGCGCGGCGTTCGCGTCATTCAGCGTCTTGAGGGCCGCGATCCTCGTGTCCCACTCCGCGTCAACGCTGCCGACCGGCAGCGCCTTGAGGTAGAGCGTGTAGGCGTCGGAGTACTGCCCGACGAAGACGAGGTTCAGCCAGGCCTGAATGTCGGAGGCGGCCATCGTGATGACGGCCGGGCCATACTGCTGGCCGACAGGCTGAAGCGCGGCGGGAAGCTTGGCGAGAAGAGCATCCAGGGTTGTCGTAGCAACTGTCGTATCCACTGCAAGACTCCTTTAATCGCTTACTGGGCCGGATGGAACAAGATCACAGAGCCACTGCACGAAACGTGCATAGTGGCCATACAGCGAAAGCGGCGGGTCGTCGGAGTATTCCTCTCCGTACATCGTGGCCCGCCGCCTCCTCACGGGTTTCCCTTGGTCCCGTCCTTGGCCACCTTGACCTGAATGATGTAAGCGCCCATGCGCATTACCTTGCCGTTGAGCCAGGCGGTCGGCTGGGTGGCCGCACGCGATTGCGTCTCGTCCGCCAACGCAGCGCCCTCCGTGAATTCCTGGTAATAGGCGGCCGTGCAGAGGATCGGCTTCGTCTTGTCGAACCAATTGGCAAGCAGATTGGTGGTCGCGGCCGTTTTGTAGCTCTGCAGAATGCAGTCGTATTGGGCGATGATCGACCTCGCCTGGTCGTCGGGAATGGAACCCATTTCGGCGGCGGGCATGTTGGTCGACGCGATCGTGAAATTCGCGTCAATGATACTTCCCTCCGCCTTCGTCACCTGCACCTCGGCGCAGCCAACCATGACCGTCACCATGAACAAAACAACCAGCAGCACGCTCGCGATTCGATTTGGTCTCATTGGAGACTCCTTTCTCCCTTCCTTCGGAAATTCCACGCAAACCGCGACCTGGCGGCCGAGGCCTCACGGGCCGGACTGCACGGAGGCCTCCGGATCGTCCCTCCTCGTGCAGGTGGAACACTCCGGGTCAGTTTGCCCCGTCAGCGAGCACATGGGCGGGTCGCTGCAATGCCCGCACGTGAGATGCGGACAGGCGTCGGGCGGCGGGGTGTATTGGACGGGCGGCGGTGGCCAGGCTGCCCAGGACCGTTTGTTGGGGCACTCGAATTCGGTTGTACCGAGCTCGGGAAACTCGGCGAGGATAGCCTGGCGAATGCTGAGGCCCTGATCCCGGTCGCGGCAGATCCAGCAAGATCCGTGCTTCCAGCATGCCGGAGAGATGCTCACCACGCGGTCACCGCGTCCATAACCCAGTCAAGGTTGTATCCGCCGCTGCAGGTGCGGTCGGTGTTGAACACGACCCAATCGGACGCCGTTGTGGAAGGGCACGGTTTCGCAGGCGAGCTCACGTCCCACCAATAGGGAGTGCCAGGCAGGCCTTCAATATAGGCTTCCCATCGGCCGCATGCGGGCGGCGTCGGGAACCCGGTCCCCCAATATCGTCCGCAGACCAGGCCCTCCGCGAACGCAGCGTAGCAGACGACGGCAGCGGGAGCCCAAAGACAAACGCAAGAACTGCTTGGAGTGCCCGCTGACGGTTTCCAAACGAATGTGCGATCGAAGGGGACGAGCGTTGAAGCCTGGTGGCCCTGGAAACGATAGTTCTTCGGGCACTCCTTTCCAGAACCGGGACGCCACAACGGAGCCGATACGGGGCAGCCGTCCCCGCAGCACGTGCCGCATATCTTGAACTTACCGGATTCGGTAATGAGGAATCTGCCCGCCCCGTTGCCCTTGTCGATGTCGAAGGCGCCGCGCGTGTTTGCCATCAGCAGGCCTCCGGGTCGATCACCTCATTGGCGTCGTAAAGGCCGAAGGCGGAGCCGGCGTAGTAGCCCACGCCGATGTTGTTCGGCGAGGTGATTGCCACCATCGCGCCGACGCGAGGCCGCGCCTTCACCGGCGTCATATTTATGCCAAGCGACGCGCCGCCCAAAGTGGTGACCGAATAAACGTAGCTGCACTGCGTGGTCTTGTCGCCCGGATTCCCTCCGGTTTTCGTCACGAGGACCGGGAAGAAATCCTTCACCGGCTGATCGAACCAATAGTGTGTGACGGCGGGGTCTTGGAGATCGGGGGTCGATCCGATCCAGACCACCTCTCCATCTTCCAGCAAATGGCTATGCGAACTCAATTCAGCCATGTTGGAGGCGACGCCGGTCCTTGGCGTTCCGGCCTGGGAGAAGGCAATTTGCGCGGTGCCGTCGCCGCTGCTATTCGAGCAGATGTTCTCGACGAACTGATACAGTTCGTTCGTGTAACTACCCCCGGCCATGCTGATCTTGGCGAAGAATCCGTGCGGGCCGCCTCCCTGCGGATTGTAGCGGCCGTAGGGAACGGGATACGGCGATGCGCAGTCGCGTCCCCCATCCGACACCTGGGCAGGCATGGCGACGGCCGACCTGGCGGCCGTGTCGCTGTCGCGCTTGACGATGCCGAACGTCTTCTGGTCGAGCCAGCGGTTCTTGCTGACGTAGTATCCGCCCCAGTCGAAGCTTGTCGTGCCGTCGCGGAGGCTCCATCGCACCGATGCAATGTTCCCGCTGGGCGAGACGTTCTGGAAGCCCTGATAACGGTAGGTCTGCGCGGTGCTGTCGGCCAGCAGCCTCGAAGCGATCGAGGTAGCCGCAAACTCCAGCGCCGTGCCGTTGACCGACACGCCTTCCACCCGGTATTCCTGCAGCTCCGGGGCGTCGTAGATACGAACGTCGAGGGCGTACGGGTCCGTCATATCCGAAACGTTCGGGTACACCACGGCGCTGGCGTTCAGGGTGCTCCATACAAAGGCTCGCGAGAAGAAGCCACCGAGCGGATCGATTGCCAGGGGATTGAGCGGATCGGTGGGGACAGGCTTGGTAGGGTACGACCACGTTATGGACACGGCGTCCGACGCGGTGAAGAATTGAAACGCCTCCTTAAGGTTCGTAAAGGCTGCCTGAGCGCAATCCAGCTTCCCGAACGGGTAGTCGAAAATCAATATGCCGTTGGCGTGGTCAACGCGGAAGTCGCAGCAATTGACGGGGCCCGGAGAGTTGCGGAGATACGCGAAGGCATCCCCCGGCTGAAGCGCGTCCAGATACCAGAGCGGCGCGTTGACGATGGCGGGAAGGAAGCGGAGGTTGCCGCCGGTATCCACGGCCGTCTGGCACGTGCGATTCAGGATGGGAAGAACTGGCTGCGTGCTCGGATAACCATTTGCCGCCTGTGAGCGGAGCCGGAGCATCTTGAACCACGTCTGCTCCGCGAGCCTGGCCTGCGCCACGGTCAGGGCCGGAAAGCCGCCCGTAGCGCGGAACGAATTCCGGAAGTACGCTATAACGTTCACCAGGGAACCGCCGCCCCAGCTCAGCTCCGCGAGGCCCTTCACGGAGCCGTCTTCATCGACTCCAACGTATTCCCAGTAGTAATCGTCCGCGATCATGCCCCGCGTCTTCTGGTCGATCGCACGGTTTGGGGCGGAGGTGATGATTACGTTGGCCGGCCGCATGCTCCTGGCCTTGGTGGCCAGGCTCGGAAGCGCATTTGCGCCGGGAAGCGACGGCATGGCGTCGGCGCCGGTATTGTCTCCGATCAGGGCGACGCGGTAGGTGCCGTCAGTCTTCAGCACCCAAACGCACTCTACGCCCTCCAGGAGCCGCTGGAACTCCGTAGGCACGTGCGCGCCGTCCCACTTAAGGTTAGCCGGCTTCGTCGAGGTCAGGGGCGGTTTCTCCGGCAGGTTCGCGCTCGATAGCCTCGCTCCGCCGGAGGCATATTGGAGCATGGCAATCAGGCGGACGAGGAGCTGGTAATACGTCTCGCCGGCCTTCAAAAGAATGCCTTCGGCCGTATTACAAACGGCCCCGGCGTTGCCGACGGCCGAGTTCACCGCGCCGAGATAAACGCCCCCGCCGCGCCCGTCGATGAATTCCCATCGCCGGTCCGTGAGGGTGATTACCTGTTCGACCACGCTGGAGGCCGACTCACCGAGGACGATGCCGAATCGCGAGTCCTTCACATTGTCGATCGACCATCCATACAGGCATACGTCCGGGGTCGTGTCGCTGGAGAAGTAGAGTTCAATACGGCCGTTGCGTACGTAGTTGCCGGCGAGCTTGCTGAACTCGCTCCGCGGACAGGCGAGCTCCACGGCGCTGGGCTTGATGCCGGCCGTAAGCTCGACCTCGTCGCATGCGCCCCAAACCTTCGTACCATAGCCCGGAGCGACGGCGAAACATATCTTCCGATGCATCACCTGGTCGGTCATAGTGGGCCGCCCCCATAAAGGCCAGGGCTGCTTGCACTGGGGAACGTCGGGCTCGCCGGCGCGACGAGCAGGATGAACTTATACCGCCAGCTCGTCTCCCACTCGTTGGGATTGGCGCGGTTGTATGCCGTCTGCGGGTACTCCTGGTAATTCGCGGCCGGGAAGAGCGGATCTGGCGGCCGTGGATAGCTGGCCAGGCCGATCGCCTTGCCGCTCTGCTCTACGGCATAGGCGCTCTGCGAGGACTGGACCAGCAGCGGGGCCAGGCCTGGATATCGCAGCTCCTCCAGCATTGGCCCGGTTCCGGAGTAACTGACCGTCTCCCCGAACTCCAGAACGTTGCCGTCGCGCCCGGCGAGCACCTGGAATTGCGCGGTCGCGTGCTGCGTCTTATGGCACGTGACGGCCATCGACGCCTGCAGGAGGCCGCCTGCCGCCCGCAGCTCCGCCTGCTTGGCGTTGACGAATGATTCCGCCCCGGAGCCCGTGTAGTCGTACGACCAGGTCGTGACGGCCCGGTTCTGGCCGTCGTAGGCTGTGGTCATCGTCCGCTCGCCGTCGAGGATAGCGCCTGAGAGCGCCGTCGGGTAATCCTCAACGAGCTGCGTCTGCGTGACCTCGTAGGTGCAAAGCGCGTCGGAGGCGTCGCGCTGATAGCTATACGTCTGCCCCCAGCCGGCCGGCCGGAGCGGGATCTTCGGCACGGGCGGCGTGCCCGCGCCGGTGAGCACGACGGACATGGCCGAGACCGCTGCCGTCGTACGGACCTCTCCGGAAGTGGTCGTCGTGGAAAGGCTCTCGGCGTTCACGGCGCATCGCAGCGTCTCGGTCTCGCTGAGGATTCCGCTATCGTCGGCAGACGAAGGCTTGACCGTGGCCTCGACGGTGAACGTCAGGGCCTGGAAGTTGTCGCCTTGATCGTCTCCGTAGGCGAACGTGACGTGCGGCGGGAAGTTCGGGAGGCAGTCGGCAAGGAGGAGCTGTTCCTTCAGGACGCCGTGGGCGGTGACGGAGAAGTTAGCGCCATCCACCGCCGAGGCCGCGAACGCGGCCAGGTCGGAGGCGAGGGCCGTCGCGTCGGCCGCCTGGATGTCGCCCCGCCCGTTAAAGGTGACCTTGGTTCCTACTCGCTTACCCACAGAATCAAAGACACCATCCGCTTTCTTGGTGTACGAATTGAGCTGGAAGGCGATACCGCCGATGGTGCAGGAGAATACCTCTTGAAAATCGCCCATAATTCAGCCCTATCGCCACGCCAGCATCTTCTGGTAGTTCTCGGTCTCTATCTTCCGCTGGGTGGCTATCTCCAGCTTGCCCTGCACGCCGTGAACGGCACCGCTGATCGCGGGCGCTACCTTGCGGGCGACGCGGTCCGCGGAATCCTCCGGGTTCACCAGCACGTTCACGTGCGTCGATCCCGAGGCAAAGGGATGCTTTCCGGAGGCGCTCCATGGATCGGCGCCTCCAACCAGCCACCGAATGCCGTCAACGACCGTTTTGATGCCCGAAGCAAGGAGGCCCACAATTTCCGCCACTATCCGTATCACGGGAGTTAGCATCTGAAGCACCGGAACAAGGAGAGAAGAGATAAGGTTCGCCAGGGAACCGATGAGGCCCAGGATCGGTTCGAGCGCCGGCCTCAGGGCCTCGAAGATCTCACCGCATGCCTGCATAACCGGGATTAGCGCCTTACCAAGTTGCAAGACCAGGTCACCAATCATCGGAGCCATAGCCGACAGGTTTTTTCCCACCTGCTCCAGGATCGGACCAAGGACACTTCCCAGGGAATCGGCGAGCTGCTCCAGGACGGGGGCGAGCGATTCGAATATCGGGATTACGGTCTTCATCGCCAGGCCCTCGAACGATCCCTTCACCCGCGTGATGGCCTGGCTGAAACGCTCTCCCGCCGCAGCGCTGGCCTCATCAAACGTCAGCCCTAGCTTTTTGGCCTCGCCGATCATATCCGTGATGCCGGCCGATCCGCCCTTCAGGAGCGGACCAAGTCCCGCCGCGCCACGGCCGAAGATGTCCATCGAGAGCGCCGTCCGCTCCGTCGCGCTATCGACCCGCGAGAGGCCGTCGGCCACGTCCAGCATGAGCTGATCGCCGTTCTTCAGCTTACCGCTCGCGTCCGTCGCGGAAACGCCCAGCTCCTGGAAGGCGAGCGCCGCCGGCCCCATGCCCTTGGCGGCGTCGGCGGAATTGCGCGAGAGGATCGCCATGCTCTGCGACACCTCGTCGAACGATACATGCGTCATCTCCGCCGCGTATTTGAGGCCGGAGACGAATTCCACGCTCGCCCCGGTACGGTCGGCGAGCCGGCCCATTTCGGCGGCCGCCTCGGCCGTGTGCGTCGTGAGCTCCGCGATCGCGGTAACGCCCTCTTTCGCGAACGTGGCCACGCCCAGCATGGGATTGGCCAGGAAGGTGCTGATCGATCCGCCGAGTAGATGCGTGAGACCTTCGGCCTCCACCATACCGGATGCGAACCCGGTCTTATCGAGGAGGAGGCGACCGATGATTGATCCGGCGTCGAAGCTCATAAGGCTCTTTCGGAACTTTTCAGAATGGGCGAGGCGAGATTCACCGCATGAATTGGCGGAGCACGTCCAGGCCGCCCGTCACGCGCTGGATCTGCGTGCCCGGCGTGGGGCCCGGAGCGAACGATTCGCCGAACGATCGCCCGGCCGAGCCCGAGCCGCCGGTGTGGCTCCTGATCGCCTCCGCCTGCGCCTCATGCATGGCGGAGGCCGCCAGGAGGATCTCCACGCCATCGTCGACGTACATCGCGAGCAGACGGTCAATCGGTGTGCCTGGCAGCAACTCTGCCAGGCGAAGGATCACTTGCCAGATGGAGCAGCCGGGGAAGGAATCAGCGGCGTCGGCGCGGCGGCCTCTCGGCCCGGAAACGCCCTGGCCGACTCCAGAGCCGAGACCTGTTTTTTTTTAAGCCACCACTGGAAGTAGTCGCTGCAGACGGTGAACGCGGCGAGCAAGTCGTCATATTCCGCCCGATCCACCGTGGCGTGGATCGCCTCCGGGAAGAACAGCTTCACCACGGACCGGAGCGTGGTCTCCATCTTCTCCCGCGCCGACGGCGACGGATCGGCGAGGGCCTTCTCCGCCCTGTTGAGTTCCAGAACATCTTTCCAGCACGGCTTGCGGGTGGCGTACGCCTCGCCGCCGATCGTTAGGGACAGGTCCCAGGGGCACAACGTATCGAGATTCACGCTGTTCATCGCACGCTCCAGTTCAGGCCCGCCAGCGCGGGCAATTCGCGAATTACTATGCGGGCGTCGTGGTCGGCTCGGTATCACCGATGTAACCGAGCATCAGAGCCGGCAGCTTGGTCCGATCGGGATAGGCCGAGAATTCCAGGGGAATGATGCCCTCGTTGTCGCCGTCGCCCTTGAGTTTGAGGCTGCCGGTGCAGACGGCCTTGACGAGGGTGATGTCCTGGGTCTTGTCGGTGAGCGCGTCCCTCGGGTGCAACGTGAGGCTCTTGGCATAGTCGTAGAGGTCGCCGCCAAGCGCCGGAGGCATGATCGGGATCGAGCCGGTTCCCGAATACCAGGGGAAATTCAGCGCGACCTTGGCGGCCGTGATCTGGCGGACGTTCATCTTGATCTTGGCCGACACGCCGAGGAGCCGATGGCCCATGACCTGGCCAAAGAGCTGGGAGAGCTTCTTCTCCTTGAGGATCTTGTCGATCGTGCATTCCGGCTCGTCGACGTAGCCGATGTCGGTCCCGTCGAGCAGCACGTCGTAGACGCGAACTAACGTTTCGGCTTCGATCTTCGTAGCGGCGGGCGCTGGGTCGGACATTGCGGTTCTCCTTGGTTACACGGTCGCCTTGCGGGCGGCGCGAAGTTGCACGTTGAAACCGACCAGCCTCGTCCCCGACTCGGACAGCCCGAGATCCGTGGGCGGCTGGCTTGCGTCGATCGAATGCGCCTGCCAGGAAGTGGAAAGCGCGACGTTGCGGACGGGAACGCGGTCGGGAGGCGGATAGATCGCGTCGTAGAGCTTCTGGGCGCGTCCCAGCACGTCCGCCGCGCTCTCTGCCGGCCCGCGAGTGAGCACCTGGACGGTGAAGATGCCGACTAGGTCATACTTCCTGCCCGGGCCACCTGTGGGAACGACGGAGCTCACGATCGCGCCCGACTCGGGAAAGCTGACGGCGAAGATGTCGGTGCCGACCGTCAGGCCGGCCTGGCCCGCCAGCCACGCGGCCAGGTCAACCACGAGGAGCGGATTGGGCGTCGGTTCGCTCACGCGTCCATCTCCTTGCGAATCTCGTCCGCATACACCTGGCCGCCCACGGTCGACAATTCCTTCATGGGCGTCTCGATGTACTTGCTCGCATAGACGCCGCTGACCGGGTGACTGTGCGCCATGGGCACCTCGTGCTGGCGTACGGCGTAATCGGCTGCTTCGCCGCCTCCGGCCATTAGTCGGCCTTCGATCTTTTCATCGGTGACAACGATCGCACGGCCGTCGCCCTCGATCGTCGCCAGGAGCGTTCCCTCGCGTATCGGGCAAAGTTCCTTCCCGCGTTTCTCGCCCTGCGCCAGCAGGAGGGCCGTGGCGCGTCTGCCTCCGCGCTGCACGCGGAGGTCGGCGAGCTTGAGGCCCGCAAGGAAGTCGGAGGCGTCGAATGCCAGTTGATCGGCCATGATCCTCCTTCGGAAATTTCTGGGAGGCGAGGCCCTGGAGCTACGCCAGGAGAAGCGTGGTGTGGCCGAGAGTGGGATGCGGAACGGGGGAGATTTCGAGCACTTGATACTCGACGCCTACGCCGCCCGCGCTGACCGTGATTCGGTCTCCCTCGGCAAAGCCCGGGTCGAGCCCGGAGGCGACGTGAACGCGGAGAGAGGAAATCACTTCGCGGCCCTGTCGTTTGAGCCTGGTGACCTTTGGCTCGGCCAGAACTGAGCACACGCCAGAGAGCGTCCGCGTCGTGTATGTCGGCTGGCCGAAGCCGTCATTGCCGGTGCGCTGCCTCCAGCCGGTGATCGTCGCGTTCGGAATCATTAGAGGATACGCCCCGTCTTCAGGAGGTAGGGGTTGAGCAGCCGCATCGCCTCCAGGCAGACGATCTGAGGGGGCCTGCCCACATCATAGGACTCGGAGAAACCGCCCGCGGACTGGCCGGCGATCCCGTCGGCGCGGTCGCGAGCACGTTCGGCCCGCTGCGGGTCTCTCAGGATCGCCAGGGCCTGCATGAACGTGGCGGATTTGACCCGCACGGGAACGATGGCGTTGCCGTCCGCGTCCTCGTCCCACACCTGGCCTCTCCAGAGGATGGAGGCCGGAAGGTCGCGGCGGTAATCGCGCCACATCGCGAGGGTTCGACTGGGCGCGTCGGGGACGAAGCGCGGGAACTGCCGGACCTGCGTGCCGTCGACGCCGCTTTCCCAGTCGCCGTAGGGAAGGCCGGGGAACTGCAGCGCGTCGATCAGGTCGGTGGCCTGGGCGAGCGCCCGGCCCTGCAGGCCGTCCACGGCGGCGGCGGCCGTCCACGCCGACACGTCGGCGATCCGCAGGGCGAGCTGCTCGGCCTCGTCGATCGTGATGTACGCGTCGGGGATGATTTCGGGTTCGCTCATGGCTCTCTCGCTGCGTCGGATCGAGGCATTCCGGCCGTGTCCTAGATCGGCTTGACGATCATCCAGTTGACCGTGCTGGTGTCCGCCACGTTCGTGCTGTTGATCGTGAAGGATGTCCCGGCGGAAAGCGAATACGACAGGAATCCCTGCGTCCCGCCGGGCGT